AGGTTTAAACAAAAATCTAAAATAATTGCTTTCTGGATTGAAATCATCAAAATATGGAGAGATGTTTAAATTAGTATCCTGAGGCATAATTCTTTAGAATTGCAAAATTACTTTGATATCTTCTTTTTGATTTTTAGACCTAGTTATAGAAGGTCTGTTATCCACGTATATAATTTCTCCTGAATATTTTGATACTTCAGGTTGGGATATACCACCAATAAAGGTTTGTCCAAGATAGTATGTCTTATTATTTATTACTGTAGATATACCTGTGAAGTTTGTATCTATTCCCAATACACTACTTCCTCCAAGTATATTAACTGATCCACCTGAAGTAGTTTCTGTAGTAAATCTATTCAATACAAATCCATAATCAGGATTAGTTTTTTTAGTCTTATCAGTGTTAAATCCAACTAAACTTCTATCTTGCCAATATTTTAAAATTCCAGTAACTTTATCATATGAAATAACTCTTCCTACTGCAGTAACTCCGACTCCTATGGTTTGACGTATCATAGAATTTGGGGTAAATGTAGATTGACTGTATCCAATTCCCGTAAGTTTTAATGCATATGCAGCACTAGCTTTATCCAAAGTTAATATAGAATTTCCACCATATGATAGTGGATTTCTAACTATTCCAACTCTAGAAATTTTATTTCCAATAATAAAATCTGGATTATCAACACTATTTTCCATTCGAGCATATACTGCTACATTATATGCCCCAAGTTCTCTATAAATGTCATACCCATGTCCTTCTTTAGGTGGGATTATAACATCTACAACAGCAGCAGTAGATCCAACTGGTATTCCACCTGCTCTTAAATCTAAAACAGCATGAGTGTAATCTGATCCACCATTTGTTATGGTTACACTTTCCAATTTCGATTCATTATTAATAATTACAGTTGCCTTGGCACCCGATCCATCACCATAAATTGGTACATTTGTATATGATCTATTTGCAGTGCCCAGTCCAACACCTCTATTGTTTATCACTGCAACTTTCAATTGTCCGCTTGTTAGCGAATTGTTTCGTATATTAAAATATTCTAAATTAGTTTCCCAATCATTTGGAACTGGAATAAAATTGGTGGATTCAAATTTTATTATATCTGATGGTTTTATAGTGTATAAGTATTTCCAAAGATATCCGTCTTGACTATCTCCAGCAGATCTTGGTTCCAAATCTGTAAAATTTGGTTCATCTAGAGATGGTCTTCCATTTGGATTTTCTGGATCCGTTCCATTATGAATACAAATATAAACTTTATATTCACTATTAACAATATAATAATTTGCTGAATATAAATTAGTCGATTTAGATGGTTGAGATAAATTTGTTCTTGATATGTCGTGTCTATACATATCATATGTGGTTCCATCTTCCCACATAACTTTTCTAACAACTGATTTAATATCACTAGACGATATTTTTTTAAGTGATATCATCGTATCCCAATAGTCATTTTCTTCATCAAATGAATCTTTTGGTGAAGGAGGGCTTGCATCCCAATCACTTTGATAATCATCTGGATTGCTAAGCCCTACAAAAGCATAATATGAATTAGAAGACGAAGATGCAATAGAAACAAAGTTTCTAGCATTAAGAATTCTTAATTGATCAGTTATTATTGCAGACATTTTATTGGTTTTTTATTTATTTATTATCAAAGATAACCAAAATATTTCAGAGGATTTTTTCTTCTGATTATAGAAGAAGTGTCAATTCCAGAAATTCCATTTTCAGTATAGGCATAGAAATTTTTTGGAGTCTTTCTTGTTGGAGTTGAAATTCTACCCCAAGAGAAATCCCCATAATATTCATTGCTAAACGAAGTTCCAATAGAATTAAAATTGGAAACATTAACTACAACTTTAACAATATTTGTAGTTCCAACTCCCGTCACAGATGTTTGAGCAACGGAAACGTTAGCTGCTTGATATACGTTATCTACAAATTCAGATCCAATTCCAATAACAGTAAAATCAGTTCTTAGAGAAGTTAATCCATACCCAATATTTGAATTTCTTACTGTAAAATAATACCCAGTTTGTATCCCACTTATTCCTGTGCTTGTTATTGTTGAACTATTAATAGTGGAATTTCTAACATAAGAATCACTTGGGACATAGAATGTAAATTCAATTCCTGTTGGTATTCCAACCAAAGATGTTGTGGATATTCCAACAATAATACCAAAATCTCCCTCATATGAAACATTTTTTATTCTTTCTACTTTAGAAGTTGGAGATTCTATTAATACTAACGGTGGGTTAGTCTGTGTATATCCAATTCCTGAAGTTATTATTCCTATAGAATTGACGGATCCAGAAGAAATGTATGCGGTTGCAATCGCTACATTTGCTGAAGATATTCCAATTTTTTTCTGTATTGTTACAGATGGAGTAAATGTGTATCCAATTCCAGGATCAGTTAATGTTATGGAAGAAATTGTTCCAGCAGATGAAACTACAGCAGTAGCAGTAGCACGTCTTATTTCATCTTGAGATATAATTTCTATATCTGAAATATATGATGTTAAAGTATTCTCTTTGTAGCTATCAAAGAATGTTTTTAAACTATCAACAAAAATGACCGTAGATCCAATTCCAACATTTTGAATTATATTCGTTGTTGGATAGATGAGAGGTTCATAGAAAATTCTATCTTTTCCTACTTGTTTCCCATTTATTATTCTATCTTCAGTTTGTTTTTTCCAAGTTACGGGTCTTAATAGTAATTCATTTGTTGATATACCAACACCAGAATATGGAGTTGTTGAAATATCATCAGTTGCATTTATTGATACTACTGTTCTGAATTCTTGATTTAAAAATGGATCATCTGAATTCAGTTCAACATCGTCTCCAATCTGAATACTTTCCAGAATATCAACTTCTAAAACATCAACATCAGCAGTTCCTCTATAGAAAAGAATAGAAGAAGTATCTCCTGGTTTTGGTGCCTCAGTAAATGCTATTACGCTTCCACCTTCAAATATATAACTTTCTCCAGGAACTTGAAGAATACTATTAACGAAGACTAATAAAGTTGATTGGATGTTTATTGGAGATCCAGATTTTGCTCTAATTGTCCTTAACTGTCCATCTACTTTAATTGGGAATAATTTTCTTACTCCATCAAATAAATCATCCAGTGGATCTATTGGAAGTAAATCCCCAACAACCCAAGAGGTAAATTTATTATTATATACCTTATCTACAAAAATTTGCGCTTCTCTAAATGATGGAGATACAGTTGGATCCAATGGAATTCCAGTTAATCCGCCTGTAGGAACAGTTAATATATCTCCAGGTTTGTATCCATAACCATAATTCTTAATATTAAAATCAATTATACTAGATCCTTGCCCAACTACAACATCAACTTTTGCTTCAGATCCAATTCCACTTGAAGATGAAGAATAATTTAATTTTAAATTTGTATAGGATAAAGGTTGATCAAAAACTAAAATTGGAGGTTCGGTAAATCCAATTCCAGGATTTATTATAGTAACATTTGGAGATATATTTCCAGCAATTACTGTTGTAAATCCAACAAAGGTAACAGAATATGATTCGGAATTTTCAGTTGCATAACCAACATTAACTATACCCATTTTGGGATCAGTTAAACGTATTTTAACGGAATCGCCAGCATTTATTATAGAAGTGGATGTGCTAGATGTAGAAACTGTAACAGAGGTAGTTCCAAATCCTACAATTTGACCATCTTTTATCTTAGATCCAATGTCAATAAGTCCATTATTATAATACGAAAGTTTATTTAATATTCCATTATTATTAATAATAGAAATTATAGTTGCTCCTATAGAAACTGTTTCTACAACCTCACTCATCACTTCTATACTTTCAGTTGCTCTATATCCAGATCCAGTATTTCCTACACTAATGGACGTTATTGTTCCTGCTATCGATACTGTAGCAGTTCCACCAGCAGAAACTAAAGGTTGATATCCAAGTCCTCCTGTAGAACCAAATGAAACTATAACACCACCATAAGGAAGTTTAGACTGATTTATATCATATGGAGTAGATGAAGCAGTTCCAACAAATGTAATTGTAGATATTCCAGAAACTTCATTTAAGTAGAATGCTCCTTCAATATCAACGGCACCTAATCTCCTTGGTTGTTGGAATACTCCATCGATTAATACGATAGAATTACCAGTTGAGAATCCAGAAACATTATTACTAGATGAAGTCAATGTATATGATGTAGTAATACCATTAAATTCTTGAGATAAACTATCAAAAATATAATTTTTAGAGTATGGTTCATTTGCAGTATCAGGAACTGATGATCTTAAGAATGTTCTTCCATTGAAAGTTGAGAATGTAGTTATACCAGTGTAATCTCTATCATTAGGTCTATTTGTAATAGTTCCTATTGGACTCTTACCTGCGGGAGCTTCAATAAAGTTTATTGTATTTCCTACAATGTTATAGTCTCCTTCTATTTTTCTAATCAATGATCCTGAAGTGTGGAATCCAAGAGTTGTTCCCATCCAAGGTCTTTGAACCAATACTAAATTGGAGTCCGCGATTCCAGTTTTGTTGATTCGCATAATTTCATCATCAATTCTAATAAGCTCACCGCTAAAGAATGAAGTAATTCCAACAAAATTTAGAATACTATCACTTGTTTCCGCATCAGAAGCAAGAAGCGTTGTTACTGAGGATCCAACTATAGGAGATTGTATAAAATTATCAATAGCAATTAAACATCTAGAGTTTTGATTTTTTGCTGTAAATTTATGGAATGATCCAATTCCAACACTTCTTAATTGAATTTCTGTAGGAATAGATTTTAAGGCATTTTCAGCAGTATCTGATACTCTAATAGTAGATGAATTTACATTTATCGCATAAAGTTTGTTTGGAAGAATATCTGTGGTTCCAATACCAGCAATACTTGACGTAACAATTCCAATAGGAGTATGTACGCCATCATCAAGATAACTATAAGAAATCTCTTCTCCAGTTACATAGAAATGATTTGGTATATCAAATGTATTATTTGTAATATTTACAATATTTGAGTTATTACCTAAGAATTCTTTCTCAAAAACTGGTTCATTTTCATAAGTTAATTCAAATGATTTTCTTATATCTTTAGATGTCCCTTCATATAAACCATAACCAGTATCAATAGACGCATTATTCAATACTATTTCATAATTAAGAGATCCTGCATTAACAAGACTTAAAGCATTTTGGAACACTCTAACTTGTGTGTTAATATTCGGAATAGGAGTAAATTCAAAATTAACATTTGTTCCAGAAACAGTGGCACCAAAAGTTCCAAGACCAATATGCGTTCTTACTGGAGCATAATCTACTAGATATGCTCTATTTCTATCGTTAATTACAATAGTTTCTAAAAATTCATAACGATTATTTGTAGTATCTTCTACAGAGATCAGATAATATGCGCCAGAATATGGATTACCATAAGAAGCAATTGTATTTTGAACTGGAGTGGATGTAGATCCAATTCCAATATAATGTGATGAGAATTTGGTATTATTTAAAGTTACTGTAGAAACTCCAGAAGATGTAGTATCACCTATAGCAACAGTAATGCTATAAAAATGTGAAGTGTGAGCTAGGGAAACATTTGGAGTAAAATCTAGATTGATATTTGGACCAGAATAGTAGAAGTGATACGTTCCTAATCCAGAAGACGTTTCGGAAGATGCATTAGACATCAATCCATAATCCAAAACATGAATATCAGTTCCATCATGAACTAAAGAAAATTCTATAAATTCTAGATCCTGTAAATTCAGTGCTTCAATTCCAACCAAGATTTTTGCAGATCTATTTGTTTTTGGAATAGTTAAAATATTGGATGGTCCAGTTGATCCTGAAGCAACATATTTTGTTGTAGCTGCGATACCAACAACACCAAGAGAAGTAGAATCACTTCCATCCAAATAATTGTTCATATTATATGAAATGTATGAAATATCATAATCATTCACTTCAAAATTGACGGGGTAGAACAGAAGTTTTCCTTCATCTCCACTAATAACAAAATCAAAAGAACCAAGATTTCTCGCTGTATCAATTCTTCCGTATTGATTCAAATATGAATCAAAACTATCATACATCATACTAATAATTGAAAATTGTCTTTCCCCAATGAATCTTTGATCTCTTACATAAGTAATATACTTTTTAAATCTCTCATTTTCCAGTCTAAAACTATCTACAACACTAAATGGAGTAGATCTAGGAGTGTTATTAAATCTGGGACTTACATCGTCAAAAAGTAATACTCTATTTCCAATAGATTCAAAATAGTCTTGAAGATCTCTAGAATTAAATATTACCTCATTGGATATGTTAGTGGATCCAATTTTTATAGTTTTCTCTGATGCCAGATCAAAATCTACAATACAATTTAAATCTATAACTTCAACTATATCAGAAAATGTATCAACAGAAACTCCAGAAATTTCTTCAGATATCACAGAAACAAATAAATCCGAGTTAGTAGAATCTGAAGTAGATTCCATCTGCAAATCTGAGAACTTTTTATATCCAGATGTATGGTTTAGAGAACTTACATAAGAATTCCAATCATCATATTCAACTTTAGATTTTAAAGAATATGAAAAATATTGATAATAATCGCTATCATGAATTCTTTGAGTATTATCATTCAAAAATCCTACAGTATCTTGCCATCCATCAATAACTAATCCCGATGAATTTAAATTGTAATATCCACTAGAATTTTCAACATATACAATTTTGGATCTCGTATTTGTTATCTCACCATAAATTTCATCATTTATATTAAAACTATCTTTAGATATTATTTTTAATCTATCATTTTCTTTATCTGTATCAATAACTTTAGATTTTATTTTTCCATTTGTTATGTATTCACCTATCCTATAACTACCTTTTTCTATTTTAACTTCAAATGTGGGGAAGTATTTTTCTGGTATTACTAATCCATTTGAAAGTAAAGGATAAAAAGTTCCTGGAGTTTCATCACCAGAAATAAACTCTCCAATATTAAAAGTAATAGATGAATTAGATCCACCAATATTAGGATCTCTACTCTTTACTGTAAATGGTTTATAATTATAATTTGAAGAATTATAACCCTTTCCAATTGTCCCAACTCCAACACTTACATTTTCAATTATAAATGTATCATTTATTTCAAATGGGAAATCATTTAAAGAACTGTAACTTACACCCAATCCAACGATAACATCCTTAGTAGTGGAGTTATAATTTATTGATATAATAGGGATTCCATTAGTATTACTGATTGGAACAACTTTAACAGAAGATCCAGTTATAGAATTTGTATTCTTTACAATAGAAACATAATTTTCAGATGATGAATATTGCAATTCAACATCATTTAATATAATATTTTTTATTGGATCTACCAATATTAATTTTGGATCGGTAGTATAATTTATTCCAGGAGTTAATTTTCTAATATATTCAAGTTTCCCTAAAGGAGATATGAATATAATTTGTGGCAATTTAAATTGTGGTTTTAAAGTTGTATCGGATGGGAATCCAAATCCAATATCTTTAACTTCGATTTTTTTCGGAACTCCAATATTTAAACCAATTGGATAAATTAAGGAATCTTTTCCTTCATTTGAATCTATAAGTGATATTGAGGGTAAAGATTTGAAATTCTTTGTTGAATATGGTTGAACTTTATATATTCCTCCAGTTTCAGTTTTAGATGATGTGACGTATGAAATAATAGTATTTCCACCATTTGTATAAATTGGTTCTTCTGGGGTCAATGAAAGATAACATTCAAAATTTGTGGAACCAATACCAACTTTATTAATACTATATTCTCCACTATAGTCACTATAATCTATTAATACTGTATTATTATTTTGGATATTATCATTATCAATTAAAATATCTTTCTTAGTTTGAGATATTTTATCCAAATTTATAGGATTTGCTTTATAGTATAATACTGTAGGATCCGAGAATTCAAGTTCGATTCTTGCAGTAGTATCAATTCCAACGCTACCATACTGAATAATTTGAGGTTGAGTTGTGAATTGATATTCATCATTAAATTGATTATCAACGTAAAAATTAAATTTAAACGCAGAATATAATCTAGATCCAACGTTGTATGACAGCGAGGAATCAGTAAGATCAAATATAGTTTTTCTTCCAGTTTGCAGTTTTAGTAATGGATTAATTAATCCAATTTCTCCAGTAGAGGCAGAACCGATATTTACATAGTTTGGATCCAAACTCAAAGATTCATAATAAGAATCACATAATCTTATAGTATCTTCATCTACAACATTAATATAATATATCTTATTATTAATAAGATTTGTTGATGGGGAACTTGAGGTATATACTACTTTTTGTCCAGTAACAAATCTATGATTTACGATTGTTATGGTGTCGCTAATTGGATCTATATCCAGATTACTAAATTCATAGTTTCCAATTAAAATTCTTCTATTATAATCATTATACTTAACTTTTATAGTGGTAGTTATACCAATATTTTTAACAAATAAATCCAGAGAATCATTGACTCTCATATTATGAGTCGATGCTAAAGATACCACCACACTTCCATTTTTAATTTGGAATGGTTTTATATTATTGTAGTTGGTTTTAAAACTATGATTTGTTCCAGATCCATTTGATATAAAATACATCAAATTATTAGATGTTGTTACTCCAACATAACTTCCCGTGGATCCCAATCCAACAACAGAAGTTGATATACCTATAAAATCATTTGATAATGTTACAGCATAAACTTCTGATCCATCGGTAAGGTTATAATTAGTAATTCCATCTAAAGATACATCAAGTCCAGAACCACCGTTTGAATTGTATATAATCTTAGTTCCATTTTCTATTTGATGATTTGGAATGTAAATTGATCTGATTGGAGCAAATATTTGAGTTGCGCCAATTCCAGGATTGGATATTGTTAATGTGGATCCAATTCCAATTGTACCAATACCAACAGACTCTGATGGAATAAAATAGTATTCTTTATTTGTTTTTAAATTATTTGATGATGTATTTTGAGGTAAATTAACATAAAACTTTCTAGTATTTTCAGTTAAAGATTCACCTGTTGTATATGCCAATCCAGCAGTCCCATCATATGCCCTTTGAACCTTAATTCTAGATGAAAGGACATCTACTCCCAGAATTTTAACTTTTTCATCTCTAATACTATAGACATCATTTGTTGTTATATTTGGATAAGATAATGGTCCATAGACATCAAAATAAGTTACTATTCCAGTAATAGAGGTGTCCGAAACACTCTTACTCAAAAATAAAACATTATTTTTGATTCTTATTTCGAAAGTTTGATTTAGTTTAAAATTAAAAGTATTTGTTCCGATTCCACTGAAGAATATCGGTTGCTTATCAATTAAATTATGTGGAGAAGTGCAAAAACCAACAAAATTTCCATATGGGTCTTGATTTGAAATTATCTCTACATTATTAATTTTCTGACTTTTATACGATATGTTAGAAATTTCTCTACCAGTTATACTTCTTACTTTTCCATAAATTTCTTCATCATTGAAATTTACCGTATCATCAACTTTATATCCACTTCCAGAAAATGGAACTGATATATCAGTGACATTATTCGATGAAACATCCTTTACAAAATTATAAATTGGTTTAATTTTATTTGGATTTAATATGTAATTATAACCTGAAGTTTCGGATTCTAGATTATAATGATTTGTATATCTAACTTTGTCTTCAGTATTGAAATTTTGTAAAGATAAAGTATTTCCAAAATTATCTTCAGATGGAATATGTTTATAAGTGTTTCCAATAATATATGGAAATGCTGGTTTTTTGTAGTTAGTGAATGGACCAGAAGTTTCGACTTGACCATCACTTATTGTAGAAAAATATGCATATATTCCGTTTGGATATTCTGGAGTTACAGTATATCTTCCATTATGTTGATCAAGATCTCCACTATCAACAAAATCATAATCTTCAACAAAAAATCCTTCTGGATATAAATTAACGCTAGGTCTTTTTGATTTTAAAGACGATACGTATCCAGATTTCATTAATTTTACATTTCCTCCAGTTGGAGTTTCATATCCATATGGACCATAAATTGGATTACCGTCATATGCCCATCCAATTATTGGGGAATGATATGTAGTTTCAACTTCTTTTGAATTGATCAGACTTAGATCGGGTAGATATATTGTTTCACCATCTGATACTTTTGATCCAAGTATTGTCCTACGTAAATTTCTAGGTGCATATAAATGATAATATTGAAGGGTTCTACCTAAAGAATTATTTTTCTCCAAGATTCCATCATCTTGAGTTATTGTATCCTTCTTTATTAATTTTTCTACATTATTGACAGTCCATTTTTTCGAATTAAATTTAAGTTGGCATTTTCCACCGACAGTTGAAACTTGTAAGGTTGTTTCCCCTTTGACATATCCATACCCGCCATTTATAACATTAACACTCACAATAGACCCATTCTCCACCACTGGAGTTAATATTGCTCCAGATCCAGTAAATGAATTGACTATAATTAATGGGCAATCTGTATAATTAGAACCAGTATTTTGAACATTTACACCAATTATCGTTCCGTTGGAAATTATAGGGAACAATTGAGCGCCACTACCACTATCAAGTCTATATGAAGGTTGTCTATTATAATTCAATATCTCTTCAGAACCATAATAATCACCACCATTATAAACAAAAATTGAAGTGATATTTCCTATTATAATTGGAGATATTACAGCACTAAAATCTTGCCCGCTTAGCGTTGAAATTCCAATTTTTCCTGTAATTCTAGCTTCTATTGGAGGATAATTGAAATAATGAACTCCAGATCCCACAGAAGAGAAATTTATATAATCCCCTTTGTTGATATAATAATTTGGAGCAGTTGTCCCAACACCAACGGAGGATAATTTGAATCTATCACTATCAATCTTCGTAACATAATAAGATGATGCTGAAGTTAATCCACTTACTGGAGTTTCCGATGCATTATATACTATAACTTCTCCAGTTTCGTATCCATGATCTGGTATTGTTACACTATTCGATATAGTGCTTATTCCAGAAGAAGGTGCTTGAATTAATCTATTTTTATATCCTTCACCATTATTTTCAATAACGAACCTTTGGATTTTTTTCTTAGTGGAATAAGATTCTATAGAATGCTTTCCTGTTCCATAAGAAGTAATATTTACAGTGTTTATTCCAGATATTGCATCTAATTCTACATTATGAATAGTTATAGATTTTGAATTTAAAGTTTTTATATAATAAATTGAATTATCAGTTAATCCTCCAATTGCAGTTTGATTAAATGCCCTGTAAATAACTTTTTCGTAATCTCTGAATTTATGATCTTCGGAAAATGTTATTACATTTGTAGATAAATTAACGTTGTTAAAATCTTCGGATTTGAAAAACTCTTCATGTTTAAATGATGATAACTCAGCTCTAACTAAAGCTCCCTTTCCACCTCCTCCAATTATATCGACAATCGGAGTATCAATATAATCAAATCCAGGATCTACTAATTTTATTCCAGCCAAAGATCCTGCAACCCCAACATATCCCTTAGCAAAATCGTTAGTGGATCTTTGAGAATCATTTTTATCGGTAATTATTAATCTAGGAGGATTCACTACATCGTAGTCATTACCCCCATCCAAAACATCTACACTTTCTATTTCACCATAATAAACTGAATCTGAAGACTTATAATTTAAGATTTCTACACCATTGATCAAAATACCAGTATTTTGGTTTGGTTGAGTCTCATAAAAATATAAAGAATCTCTTTTTTGTAATTCTGGAATTTTTTTCAATAACTTATATGGGACAAAATTATTATCATAATATTTGTCTAATACAATCGTGCTATTAGTAACATTTCCAACTAAATTTATGAATTTATTTCCATAAATCGCAGACTTACTTCTGGATAATTTAATTTTTGATGAACTTATTCTTTTAACATAATATAAACCAAAGTCTATATTTAAACTATTGCTTGAACTTTGTGGAATATAATATACAGCATCCCCAGTTAGGAATGAGTGTGTTCCAATCTCAAGTTCTTCGCCATCAAAATTTCCACTAAAAGATACAGAATATTTTTTTATATCAAGCGTTAAATTTAAATAAGAGGGTAGGGAATTTGATGTAACATAACTATCACCTTGATAATAATCATAATATACATTTGTGACATTCGAAGTTACTTGATCTATAAAAGAGTCACCAGTATTAACATATGAGATTTGTCTTTCTACATAATAACTTCCAGTAAGATCTATTGTGCCTTGTTGCGATTCTACAACTAGAGACCTTTTATTGTTTAATGATGTAACTTTAAGATTGTTTTTATTCCCTTTGGTATCATATAAAACTAAATTATCGCCAACGTAAATATAAGAGTCATCATAAAGATTAATAGAATACGAAAAATTAGAAGAATCTACCAGAGTTATATTTTTCACATAATAATAAATTGAATTATTATATAACCAAGAGGTATGAATTGGTCTATTACCAGATAATCCAATATTATCAATTATAACGGGATCATTTTTTGAATATCCCCCAATTGCATTCAGAAGAACGGAATCCGAAATTACAGAAGTAATTTTAAACTCAATTTTATTGTTATTTAAATCATATCCATAAGAATAATTACTATCTTCAATATCACTTCCAGATGGAATATCAAAAGTTATTCCAGAACATTCTAAAAATTGGTTAAGATTTTTATCGTAATATGTTACTAATTTAATAGTACCATCAGAAAGTTTGATTAATAATTCTCCTTCATTTGGGAATCCAATAGTAGAATCAACTGTTACAAAGGTAGAATTTTTTGTTATATTTGAAGTTGCTTTTGTTTTAGGACTTACATTAAAATTTCCATATATTGTTCCACTGGAAATATTAATATCTCTAGTGTAATCATTATCTAAACTGATCTTATAATAAATTTTATCTCCTCTTTTTATTTCTTCAACATCCAATACTGTGGCAAAAGCTTGATTGGATGAATTTATTTTATTTTGATATATGGTTTTTCCAACAAGATTTAAAATATTTCTATTATCACACTCTACAACTAATTGTTGAGATCTACGGTATTTTGATGCTGATGGGGATATTACATTATCTGAAGGTCTTAATACTTGTACCTTTTCTCCATACAAAGCATTGAAAAGAATTGTAAAAGATTTATCGGATCCTTTAGAGGAATAAAAATCTTTTACCTGTTTAATAAAAAGTTTTTCATTTACATTCTCATTAAACGTTACTCCTTCAAATCCAGGAGCAATTTGCTTCTTTATCTTATATAAAAACTCTTTTAAAAATAGAGCACTTAAGTTTGAAATTACACTACCATCTACATGAGCATCAGAATTGGTAGTGGAAAAAATTAACTTATCGTTTTTTCCATTGAGATCACTTACTCCACTAAATCCCCTGATACATTCTTCAAAACTATTATCAGTTTTGGATTTATATGTAATGATTTCATTATCAATTTGTATTATTCCATACTTATCTGGAAATCCTAATGTGGATGTTACCAGAATGGAAGTATCGAACTGATCAATATCACCAATTAAATTGGTAGATTCGGATACACTTTTAATATTATCAATTTTTGCATATTGATCAATATTATTCAGTATATCTGATGGACCACCGGGTATTTCTAAAGATTTATAATACTGCGATAAAAATTCGGATACAAGAGGAAATTCCTCTGTAACGAATGATGGAAGTTGATTTTCAACAATCTCGCTGATATTAACTCTTGAATTTACCATATTATTTTAATATTTGTGGTCCGTTTGGATAACTTGAAGTTACTAGGTATGTGCTTCCAGAGGAATCTGCTCCAGAAGAAATGTCATCAGGAAGTATAGTCAATTTACTTCTATTAATATCTATCTGCAAATATAAATCCTGTAATCCGATAACATCATTTGACTTTGGAATCGCAGAAATCATAACAACTGGTTCTCCATCTTGTAAGAGTTCAGTAGAAGTTATGGCAATAGATTCCAAATATATTTCACCAGTTTCATAATTGACTTTTCCAACTTCATTAAAATAGTTTGATGTTTCCCCATCAAATAAAAATATTTTTCCTGTTGTTGGGTTATTGAAATTTGGAACATCAAACAAATAAACTAAATTGTCAAGTCCCTCTATTTTAAATCCAGACGACTTTATATTTTGTCCCTGAATATTTTTGACATGGAATTCATTTCCAAAACAAATCTCATAATTTCCAATTGCATTTATATCTACTTTAAGATCTCTTCTCATTGAAATCTTAGTGATATTTGATGTTATTGCCGAATTGCTATCATCTACTAATTTTAAGAATTTACTATATTTAAATCTTGCTCCGTATCTATTAACTTCGCTAGATTTTGTATATTCTAAAATGTTGTTATAAACTATATTTGTTATCGCATTTTCATTAGAAACCATATTTTTATTATAATAAACTGTAGTATCATATTCAACGTGAAGATACTTTAGATCCATAAACTCTGGAACAATTCCAGCAACGGAATATTTTCTTAACTCTGATCTAATAAAATCTTTAGTTGCAGAGGAAAGATAATATCCATTTGTAGGTTTGATTGCAATATAAACTCTTCCATATTTTGGTGGATTAAGGGTTTCACCTCCAAAAACGGAAATAGACTCGGTTTCTGGGTATATTTGTGGAATTAATGCCTCATAATCACCTGCAGTAACCGCTCTGTTTTGTGTGGAATATATCTTAGGAGCATATTTTTTAATATAACTTATGGATTCAATTTCTTTTCCACCACTGGTCGCTCCTTCAGAAGTAACAAAAGAAATCTCGGAATTAACAATGCTTCCATCGTTGGCAACCAGTTTTCCAGCATAACTAAAGTTTGTTATTCCATTTGCAACTTCACCATTAGTTACAACATAAGAAACTGTTACATAGTTTCCTGGAAGAAGTTTTTTACCAAATAATCCGTCACCAAAAAGCAATTCGTATCTTTCATCCTCAATTTCTTGAATCAAAAATATTTTTGATGTTGAATCGATATTTGCAATGCTGTCAATATGCTTAAAGACTTTAGAATCACTCGACAGAGCAGTATCTTTTACTATTACAGATATGGTTGATGTATCTATTCCAGAGTTGTCTAATATAAATCTTTGATAATTTGTGTTATCTACAGTGAAGTTTTGAGTAATTAACGTCCCTTCATAGATTGTAATATCATCAAAAGATGCTATTCCATCTACAACTGGAACGGTAATGTCCTCGGGAATTGAAAATGAGTTACTCTCTCTACCAAAAGTAGTTAAAGTAGTGAAACAAATTCCCTTTTTAAGAGTCAAAGTCAGTGGTTTAACATTTAAACCAGAAAGATCTACGAAAAAGGAAACTTTTGCTCTTGATGCAGTCTTTGATCTGGGAACATAACCAATATTTCTTGCAAGAGAAACGACATTTTCTCTAAGTGTAGCACCGTCAAGAAATAATTCATTGCTAATCATATTAGCATTATATGAATTGATGTATGTGTTATACGCCAACACATCAATCAATACAGATAAACTAGACCCCTCAAAGTCATAATCTGTAAAATTGGAATTCGTTCTTATATAATCTTTTATCGAAGTCTTGATGTCTTCGAAATCTAAATTTGTGAAATTAACTAATGCCATTATCGTGTTGGAGTGAGTGCAAATGATAACTGTTGAGTTGGCACATCAATTCCTATAATTCTATATTTTATTACTATATCGAATTGATTTTCATCGTAATTTGGTTCAACATCTAATGATACGAGAGACACTCTAGGTTCGTAATTATTAATTACATACTCAATTTCGTTTCTTATGAAAATTGAAGTGCTTCTGTCAAGATTTTCAAAGAGAAGTCTAGATACTTCGGATCCCAATTGACTATTAAAGAACCTTTCTCCTTTCTGAGTAAGAACTAAATTGCGAATAGAACGTGCTATTGCTCTTTCATTAGTGATTGTCAGAATATCACGGGTCAAAGGATGACTCTGTAACGTTAAACTGACATCTTTGAAGGGTTTGCTAACACGTTCTAATGGCATTTATTGTATCATAGAGGTCAATTATAACTTATTTATTACATTTATTTTAACTTTTGGTGCCATAAACGGGTTCAGTTCCATACTCCCAGTCATCATAATCCTCATCATTTCTAATTTTCTGATGTAATTCATTTTGAATTGTCAAATTATGCTTTTTAACGGCATAATCATCGTTCATAATCTCTGAAATCATCTTTTTTGGTTGATTTTCTGGAGATTTATAGTCCGTTACCAGACTATTTGTTCCCCACATGTCCATCATATACTCTTTATTTCGATCTGATTGTTGTCCCATGACGGTTTTCCGATTTTTAGAGTTAAATCAGAACTTTTTACGGGGTTCCTATCCCGAGTCGCACAAGGTCTGAATCGTTTTTAAGAATTTCTAAGAGATATTCCTCCTCCCAAAGGTCATAATACTCGGTTCTACTCAAAATCTCTCTAAATCTTCTAAGTTTTTCCTTTGGTTGGGCAAGAATTAGATTATATTTGCCATTATTTGTTTGAATTCCGTTGATATAAGTATCATAAGATGCACAGTCCTCAAAGTATTCCCACTTTTCATAAAGCGTATTGTAAATATCCACCCAGTCTTGAATTTCTTCAAGTGTATAGTGAGAACCAACAACAAATATTATAACATCAAATCCCTCAATAGGGTCTAAATTTTCGATGTTACTCTCTATGATCTTATATTTTGATTTTGATGCAAAAGGACAGATAGCAAATCCTTTTAATTCTGGTCTAATTTCAGAGACATGTCGAATCCAATCTAGTATATCCTTTTCAATTGGATTTAACATACACTCAAAGATACTCATAATGTATCTATACAATAAAAAAGACATCCTTGCGGATGCCTTAAGAATTATTTACCTTGTCCCCTGTACTTCTTCTTTGCCTTATTACGGGAGGTAGCAGAGTATTTGGTTCCACCACCTTGACCTTGAAGAGTCTTTTTCTGTTTGGGTTCAATTACAACTTTATTTGTAAGTGACGGTCGTTTTGCCATTAAATTTCCTCCAATTCAATTTCATTTACATCATACTCCTCGTTCTCATAATATTCTTGAGCGAGGTTTTCAAGAACCTCAGCACATTCTTCATGTGTGAGGTTCTTATATATCTTACGTCCTTTGTATAAGATATTAAAGGTCATCAGATAACGCGGGTCTTCTCGTGTCCTACTCGAATACGGGGATCACACCAAATCTTGAATCCTTCTGCAATTGCATCGAGACAGAACGAAACGTCTTCTCCACACATATCCTGAACTGCACCAGATTCAAAGACTTGCATCTTAGGAGCAAACCAAGGATACTCAAGGTTTTCAAATACTCCCTTCTTAATCAGAACCCAACCAAATCCAGTGTAATCAACGGTGAATGGTTTCTTACGCTTGGAGATTGAATCGACAGTCTCGTGATTCATTACACCACCATTCTTGCGGAAATCATCTTCCTCAAGCCAGTGTGCAACGGAGGTTGTGTGACCATCTTCAGTTGCATACCATCCAGCAACTACTTCTTTCTCTTCGCCTTCGGCAGAAAGAGCAAGATCACAGAGTTGCCAGAACTTCTCGGTATTGAACACAATATCACTGTCAATCCACAGTTGGTAATCGTATTCCAGTTTTCCATCCCAAGGCACCTGTTTGGGTCCTCGGAGAACATTCGCACCCAACACTTTACAACGTGCAAAATTAACCATGGATGAATAATCTTGAGAAATTTGAATACTCATTCCGTTTTGCACAAGGTCAAAGCACAGTTGCACAAATGCTTTCAGAAAGATAAACGAACACCCTCTGCCAGGAAGGCAGAAAACAATCGATTTTCCTTTCATTCTTTCTTTGATTGCACCGTAGTCCCAACTATCGGTTTCAGTGGGCTTCGGTGGGTTCGCTTTTACAGTAAATCCTTTTGCCATAGAGATAACATTACTTCCTTCAAATTCTATCTTTTATTTCGTCAATTGTCAATGAGAAGACTCTAAGTTTAGGTTCTTATTTGATGTGAGTTCCACGAATGTTAGGTCCTCTACACTATAGTCTGTCTTCATTAAACCTACCATATTTTTGAGCGTATTCCAAGTGATTTCAAATTCTTCCTCCTTCAAAGAATGGAAAAGGCAGCGTTCCTTGGCGTATATGTGGTAAATTTTCTCCATTATTAATTAATTGACAACCGCTTTATATATAAGCACTAAAATAAATCCGAGTGGTAATAACACTACCTTCGGATACCTTATTAACCATCCAGCAAGCACAACCTTCCAAAAGTTCCAATAAGGGGTTTGAGGGCGATTTTTTCTACGCGAAATTTTTTTGTAATACACGAAATTGATCTTTGAATTTGGTTGAGGTCTTGTTGAATATTTTTCAGTCGCTTGGGGACCTTTGTAGGTTACATAGGACCCATTTTTTAATAAGGGGGGGGCGCACGGCGCGGCGACATCACGATAACGTTATATCATACCACTGCCCTGCCCAAAGAACGAATGAGGGGGACGGTCCTGAGACTGTCCCCCATAAGGATCAGCGGATCA